CATGTCCAAAATACTCATCATAAGCAAAAACAGGACTCGCGAACATTAAAACGAGCGCGAGAAAAACAGCCACCTTCTTCATGTTGCCTCCTAGATTACATCGTCTCCCACTACTACTTCAGGATCCGGTTGTTCGATCGGTTTTGGTGAAGGAGCGTCCTGATCGACTTTCTCCATCCACCTTACAGAGAACTGATTCTCGGGAGCAATGATTATTTTCTTCCCGTCTTTCCCAACTTTTGTGATCGCTTTGAGAATGAAAACCTCGCCAGCAACTCGGCGCTTGTGATCGTAATACCCGGAATACTTTTGGTTCGGAACTACCTTAGCTCTCACTCTCATGGTTTTCTCCTTTGAAGTTAAAGGATGGGGGAGGCTTTTCAGGGCCTCCCCTGTGATCCTTCGATTACCGATCAATTAACTGATCGTGATGTTATCCGCATACGCCGTGAAAGCGTCAATATCCTTCACGAGGAACGCGGAGAATGCACCGGCAGACAACTCACCCGAACCACTGGTGATGTATTCAATGCCGATGTAGCGCAGATACGAATTGCTCGGAGGCAATTTCGCGATGAGTCTCGTTCCTGCCACGCTGTTGGCGGGGAAAGTCCCGAGGCTTGCGATCATGGTCGGACTGTTGAGCGCCGCATAGGCCGCCGTAACAAGCCGAACTTCGCAGGTGTCGCCTTGACCTGCCATGAGCGTAACGACCTGAGCTACGACGTACAGATCCTCGCCAACGCCGATATTCCGCGCAGCGATTCCGAGATCGACCGAGTAATCCGAAAGGATACCCGAGTTGCTCCCGGTTGTGACAGTTTGCCCAGCTAACGGGCTGAAGATGTTCAGCTTATCAAGAATCATGGTATTTCTCCTTTTTGGTAAGGGGGTCTTAAAGACCCCCACACCTGTTGATTGTTAGGAAACGACAGCTTCGCTTTCGAGAAGCGCGTCACAAATACGGATCGGAATACCACGGAAAGAATACTGAATCTTCCCATCCACTTCCGCAAAGGACAACCCGCCACCGGCAATAACGTCATCACGGCGCATGATGTCGAGCATTTCCATGACCGTCCGGTTCATATAAAACACCGGGCGCACCGCACGAATGTTCGGAATGCGGTGAATAGCCTTTATCATCAGTTCGATGATGTCGGCGGCGGATGTTTTCGCCACAAGAGCCGAGACGTCGATATTCGGGATACGAACCGAATAACGCCAATCGCGGAGGGCGATACCACACTTCCACATCCACATATCACGGAAAGCACGCATACGAGTTCCGGCGATTCCAGCGGTCGCTTCGACCGTTTCCTCACCAAGATCCTTGTGCTCCAAACCAGCCTTCGAGCCCTTCGGGAAAATACCGAATACGCTCTGAGCGCCCCAACCGATCAACCAGATCGAGGTATTATCGACATCGGCGCTTCCACCGACGACGATGTTCTGAGCATTGTTCGCGGAAAGCGAACTGTAACGAACGGAAAGCCCGGTGTATTCTTCAGGAGCCGTCGAAGAATTCCCGTAGAACAACGTGGAAGCCATCTCTTGATTCATGGCTTCAATGAACGCCTGTGCTTCCGAAAGACGGAAGGCAGAGATGTTGCCGTTCAGTTTCGCGAGTTCCACATCAACTTCGGACCACGCTTCGAGCATTCCACACGCTTCATCGATCTGCGTGGTCGTGCTCTTGCTGGGCTGGACGCCGTTATTCAAAAGGCGCCAAGCGACGGTCGGCAGTCCGGTGCGCACGGTCGTGCGATTGCCGGTGGGAAGATTCCCCTCCTGCCAAATCATGTCCGTCAGAATCTCGTTCGTCTGACTCAAAAGCTCGACGATATCCGCCGTCTTTCCTTGAGGATCAAGCCGTTTCGCCCAATCCATCAGTGTTAAAGCATACGCTGCGATTGCAGTTGTCATGGTGTTCTACTCCTTTTTTTCACCGCCATAGAATTTCTCGGCGATGTCTTTTTTGGGGGTTGATTGCGATCCTGGCTGAACGAATTGGTCATCTGACATAGCCTGACCAATTCTTACGAACACGCGAACAAGTTCGGGATGGTTTCCAAGCCCAGTTCTTTCGAGTTCCGCTTTGAATTCCGGCGTTCCAAACCTTGTAACAACGCGCTTTGCCAGTTCCGCGTTCTTAGGGAATCCTTCACCGCCAATTTCTTTGTCTGTCTTTACCGCTTCGAGCCATTGGCCCGTCGCTTCCTTCAGCTGGTTCAGACTTTGCGTTTCAAAATCTGACGCCAGTTTGCTTTCTCGCTCCAACTGTTTCTGCGCCTGTTCTTTCGATAATCCTTGCTCTTTAGCGTAAGCAGCAATCTCATCGGCTTGGGCTTTTTGCAGTTTGGAACCCTCCGGCAACTTGAGTGAGTAAACGATTTCTTTTTTTTCTTCCTTCTTTTCAGAAGTCTCTTTCTTTTCCTCTGCTTTTTCTTCCTTTTTCTCGACAGGGGCTTCTTGCTTCTTTTCTTCCTGCTGAGACTTGTGCTCGTCCATCACTTCGTCCTTGACTTGCCCGTCCCCGACTTTTTCTTCCTCGACGCTTTTAACGGTTTCATCAGCCATTTGAGACTCCTTGTCGTTTTCTCTGGTTATCAACTTGCTCTTTGCGTGTAGCCCAGCGACAATTGCCGGGCTCGTAGTTTCCATCGTTATTTATCCTGTCGATGGAAAGTCCTTTTGGTTTGTTTCCCATGTCCTTATAAAACTCGTCGAAAGAATCAGCCCATTTATCGCATACGGAAATTCCTCTCCCACCGTAATAAGACCAACTCTTATTTTTCGGATTCGTGCATCTATAGATCATTCCAGCCCATGTTCTGTATTCCCTAGTCTTGCTCATTCTGTGGGAATGGTTATTTCCTCTGTCGTGGATGCAACCGCAGGATTTTGTTCTACCAGTAGTTAAACTGGAATATCGGACGACTTTTGACTGGCCGCAATCACAGCGGCATAACAACATTTGAGTGTATTGGTCCCCACTCCTCTCACGTTTTTCTCTCTTAATGACAGTCAATTTCCCAAATTTATGACCCGACAGATTCGTCATCTTTTGTCTCCTGGGGGACTTCTTCGTTCGCTTCCCTGAGTTTCTTTTCGTTCGACATTTGCATGTACGCTTCAGGTCTGGCGTCCATGATTGATTTCAAAAGCTGGTTCGCCTTGTTTCTACATCCTTCGTTGAAAGCCGTAACGTCCGGCATACCCGCTGCAAAACTAAGTTCGTTGGTGGGGGCTAAAAGCCCCCACACGAATCTTCTTCCGCGAATATCGCTCAGAACCCACAGAAGATCGTTCCTGTCGTTCTGGTCGCGGAACTTCTCTTTTTGTCCGGCGGCCTTGACTTGTTTCTTATCTGCGGCGTTACGGACGAAAGATTTTTGTTCCATTACGAAAGAGCTGCTGTTCTTGAAACTTCGTTCCACACCGTTCCGTCACTCACGAAAGTAACGGCATAACGACCCGCTGTTAAATTTGCGAGCGTCAGCGTTCCGGCCGAATTCACAAGTGTGGTTTCAAACGTGATTACTTCATCGCCCGATCCACCAGTGTCCGTGATGAAGATAATCGTAATTCTATCTCCGACCGTGCCGCCAGCAGAGAACGTAATTGTTTGGTCTTGGTTGTCCGTTGTGATCGTGTCCGTATATAACTGAGTTCCAACTCCCACCGTAAGCGCCGGAGTTGCTCCAGCCGTGATAGCTACAGTTCCCGTTTGCAGCGAAACGGTTCCAGTCCTTGACGGAAGCGTAACGGTCTTCGAGGAACTTGTTGCATCCCCGACTGCAAGAATCGTATACACCGTGTCCGCAGTTGCTCCGTCAAAAGAAAAAGGAGAAGCTCCTGCGACTTTTCCGGTCACGGTAACGATGTCACCAATGGCGTCGCCGATTGTGGTCGCTCCTGTTGACGAAAGAGTCGTAAAAGCACCGGCAGCAGGAGTTGTCCCGCCAATCGTTGAGGAGTTGATCGCGGCCCCGGCAATAGTCCCCGAAGTGATCCCAGCGACCGCTCCGGTATCATTAGTGACGATGTTCACTCTGTCACCAACCTTGGTGCAGGTTAATCCCGTGCTGCAATTCAACTGATTGACGTGACCTTTTTCGGCGGCGTCCTGGTAAAGTTGGACGCTTGCGAAGGAAAGTCCCGACAGCGCAAACATCAGCGCAAGTGTGATTACAAGAATCTTTTTCATGTTGTGTTTCTCCTTTTACTTAGTTGCGCCTGCCAGTTCGGTCAGAGCGTTCTTCCCATCGGTGGGCGCATTCGCCAAATTCTTGGCAGCCCCCGACGCTTCCTTTGCAGCCATGAGCGTTTGCTGAAGCTCTTGCTGTTTTTGCGCGGCTTCCTTCATCCCCGCTACTACTTCATAGGTTCTCACAACTCTAGGAGATACGCCGGAACCTGCGGCGTACTCGTCGATAACTTGATCAAAATCAACTTTCATCACATGGCTTGGATCGCCAGTCTGTCCTGCGATGCCGACAACGAAATTCGTAAACCGCTCCAGAGCTCCAAGGCCAACCGCTTTTTGAGCCTCGGCCATTACGCTGATGTACTCAACTTTCAATCGCTGGCCTTGGAGTTCCTCTGGAGGGGGAGGAAGAAGTCCCTGTTCATTCATCACATCAAACTCGATATCCGTCAAAGGATCGAGCAGGTCTTGATTCGTCTGCTCCAGCATCTGCCCAATCATAAACATCTTTTCCTGAGCCTTCTGCTCAATCTCGGTCGCGGTGATCTCGCGCCTGTCAGACTGAGACATCATCAGAAACATATCCTCGTAATACGCTTTCTGGATTATCTTCTGAACCGCTTGGATGTCCTGCAATAAATAATTCAAATCCAATCGGACTTCGTGCGCGGGGCGAAAGCCTTTTGTGCCTTCACGCTCGTCGATGAACGTGATGTCCCCGGGCAGGATCGACGCCTTTGAAGTCCGAAGGGAAGTCGGGCCAACCATCGCTGGGTTGACTCCTTTTTCGATGCCCTGATGTTTCCGTTTCTGTTCGTTCTGTAACTGTTGAACGTCGCCAAGCGCCGTCATTCCAGGGCAGTCAGTCCCGTACACGTCCTCTCCAGTCGTCTCCCAACGAGGAGCAAGAACGGGAAAAAAGTTGTAGCCTGATTCGCGGAGATACCTGTCCGATTCCTTGTCGTCCTGCCTTGATCCCGCGCCAGCGCTTTCGTAATAACAACTCCCGTATCTCTTAAATTTTGAGTTCAGTTTCTTCGGGTCATACTCATTGTTCGGCTCGATGACGTGAGCGACATCAATCCATTCCTCGTACTGACCTCGATCCCACAGGTTCTTCACTTGTTCGCTGAAGACACTCCAGTCTGCGGCGCCTGAAGGTGTTTTCTTCCCGAACTTCATAATCAGTTGCCGAACTGTCAGTCTGAATTCCCGAGCAAATACTCGAACCTTCATACGGTCATCATTCGCGATCATGTAACTCCCGATAGGAAACGGGTATGTCTGGATCACGTTCTCGAAATCCTCCTCGATCAACATCGCGGAAGTTCCAAAATCCGCCATGTCACCATAGACGATCGGGAGGGAATTATAAAGATTCGACCTCTGATACATGCCAAGCATCCTATGCGTGACATCATCAAGCCAAACCTTCACTGGGCCATATTCCATCAGGTCTTTATCGGGGACTGCGAGTTTCATCCAAGGTCTTGCTGGAGAGGTTATCCCTGCCATCATTCCTGCGCGACAAGTGCGCGAAGCGAGAGTGGCGGTTGAGTCGATGATCTTCTGATTCCTGCGATCACCACGATTCACATCAGAGGTGAAAAAACGGGAACGGCGGGGTCTTATGAAAGAACTTATTGCTGACCAATGTGAAACAAAGGACTGTCTTTCCGACTTCATAGAAGAAACAAGAGAGTCCAAATGTTGTCTTTTGGTAAAATCAGCCATGGCTTAATCCTTTCGCCATACGACGACTGTTTTCTTGTGCGGTTATAAACTCGCAGTTCGCCGGTTCGTAATTTCCGTTTGAATTCTTCCGTTCTATAGTTGTGAGTTGATTTCTCCCATTCGTGATAACATCATCTCGGTATCCGTTTCCATATGCCCAGTTTTTAAATGTCGGATACCATTTCCAATCATCACAAACTGATATTCCTTTTCCAAAATAATGTTTATTCTTAGGATTGGAACATCTTGAAATCATGCTTTTCCAAACTCCGTAAAGCCGAGTTTTTCCAAGCTCACACTCTCCATGCGTTCTAAGTCCGCACGACAAGGATCGGTTCAAACTCTCACATTCATGGCATCCAGTTCGGTTCCCTTCTTTCAGACGAGTGAGTTGTGTAGTTAATTTAATAATTTCGTTTCCACAATCACAACGGCACATCCATAAATAACCGGACTTCGTTCTTTCAAAGATTCCAACAACGAGAAGTTTACTGAATCTCTTTCCAACTAAATTTAATTTCGGACGAATAATTTTATACATTTTCACAAACCAAGGAGGGTTTTTTGAGTTCCTGCTGGAGCCGATACGTCCCCGAGCGGCCCCGTCAGGACTGTGTCTCTTTGGCCGGTCGCCCCAGCCGCAGCCTGTTGCTGTCTTTTCTTCGCCGCATCCCGAGTGGTGTTATTGTCTTCGTCCTGTTTCTGTTTTGCGAGTTCCGAAGCGCGTTGCGCCTCTAAAGCCGCTTGCTGTTCCTGCGCTTTCTTAGCAGCGTCCGCCGCGCCGTTATCGCCTTTTTTACCGCCGCCAAAAAGAGCTCCGAGGAACCCCATTTTAAACCTCCATTAAAAAATTTCTCTCGTGCTCGTGAAAGCCTTTTCTGAGTAGAGATTTTTCATTGATTTTTGTGTACCGGTTAAGAGACATGACGATCCATTGAGCGTTTTCTTTACCGAATTTAATAAATTCTTTAAGGAGGGAATAAGCCGCTTTTGGATGACCTGATGGAACCCACCAGAAAAGTTCGTTGAACACTTTGATTGATGGGTTAAAAAGATGTCCTGTAAAATATCCTGCGATAAATCCGACAGGCGTTCCTTGGAGTTCTGCGATGAGGAGAAAGTGTTTATCGATGAGGAGTTGCAGGCCGTCTTGCGTGTACTCGTCCGAGCCATAGAGTTCATATTTAGTCTCAATGAAAGTTGAGAATTTTTTTAGCTCGCATTGTAACCATGGGATGTCACTCCCAAGAGCTCGGCGCAGTTCATACATTTCGTGGGTAGACTACGGCTGGCACACCATATATGTCAAACTTTATTTTAAATTATTTTAATTGTGAGTGTAGATTAAGTTGATGCAGAATTATATTGTATTGAGGAAACGCTAAGCGCGGTTTGGATCGAGCGGATCCCAATCACACTTCATTTTGCCAGCATCTCTTTGGGCGGCCAATAAGTCGTAGGCCGTGGCAGCTGGCATCTCGGGGAGTGAAAAAGTTAAGGCTAAGCTGTCGGAGTAATCAGGACTGAATCCCAATCTCTTTTTTATTTGCTCTTTTTCTTCAACGCGGAACTTTCCATTTTGAAATGTGTAAGTGATCGACGGCAACTCTTTCCGGAGTTGCGGGATGTTCGGTAGATGGCCTCCGCGCTTCACCCACTCGGCCATCAAGAAATAAATCTCAGACCTCTTATTAAAATATCTTGGGTCGATCGCTTTCCCGGAGAAATTAATTTCCAAAGGATTCCCTCCGCCTTGAAGCATCGCGTCGATTACTCCAGCTCCGTACCCGCCAGTGCCATCGACGAACTCAACCTCGCTGCCCCATTTCGCTTTCGCCTGCATTGCTCGAGCCGCGATAACCTCAGTTCTGTCCCCGCGCAACTCAACCGGACGGCCAGCGAATAACCCCTGGCGCGGGAAGATCACATTCGCGTCCATCCCGAAACGAGCGCAGTCGATCCCGAGTCTTTTCTGCGCGAACATGAATTGATCGGGTCGAAGATTCCGCCTCATTGCAATATCCACTTCATCCAAACTGAGAAGTGCGTTAATAGATGACGGAGGAAATTTTCCCAGGATGTAGCTCATAATCCAGGGGTCCGAACGGCCAAACTCTGCGATCTGGGATCGTGCCCATTCAATGTCGATTCTCGGCGACCTCATTGGATCGTCAGGGTCTGCGGTGATATTTATTACATGCCACTTCTCGCGCAGCGTTGTCGACGCGGCATACAACATTCCTTCAAGCGACGTTGGGTTACCGGCTTGAAGAATTTTGCCCCATTGGCAGTTAGATAGACCTTGCTCCGCAGCTTTCAAAACTGCTATAGGAATATCCCCGCTTTCATCGATAAGATAGAGCACAAATTTACTATGGAGCCCACTCAGCGTTCTTCCCTGTTCTTCTTCGTCCGCAGTCTTTGACCAAGACCTTGCCGACAGAAACCATGTTTCAGGATGATCCTTAGAAAAAATTCTTTCATGCGTCCAAATGAATGCAAATTTTAAAAACTCGGATCGGTGTTGCCAACGAGAAACCTCAGACCAAATATTGTCCTTGAGGTTGTCTTTAGTGATTGCTACAACTGCGCCCTTTGGATGCTCGTTCTTTTCACCCATGCACGCAAGGAACCAAAGCGCGGCCCAAGCTAACACAGCACTTTTACCGGGGCCAGCGCAGGAACATAATGCGATGCGACTTTTATTTTTATCTTTTGAACCAAGCGCGGAGAGAGCTTCTTTTTGCCAAGCGTCCGGCTGCACCTTAAAATTATCGGTCACAAAGGAAACCGGGTCGCTTCGCCATTTTCTTATAAGGAGGGCGGCTGAACTCATTTCTTAGCCTCCATATATTGCCAGATATATTCTGGAAGCCACCACGTTACCCAAAACTCTCGATTCTTGATTGGAGATTTTAATTCACTTCTTAGGAGCGGCACGCAAAACCTCCCAAATAAATGCTACCTTCT